TTCCTTTGCATCAGCTTCCTCTTTTGCAATCCTGTCGGCTTCTACCTTGCGAACCGCTTCCATTTTAGCCTCGTACATACCCTTGGAAGTCTGCAATAGGCTTGCATAAGTTTCGTCTGCCATTGCGCCTAAGTCGCTGAATGCTGAAAAATCTACTGCATAGGGAGTCAGTTCGCATACTCTTACAGCCTTGAGAACTTCTTTGCGCTTCGCCTCTTTTATCTCTGCAAACTTCTCCTGTTCGTCAAGGTAGTTTTCTATTGGCTCAATGACAGCTTTCAGAACATTGGCTATTCCGTCAATCGCCTTGCCCTCACGAAGCGACTGCTCTTTAAGTGTCTTGCGTGTCTTTTCAACTTCAAGACGTTTGCTTTTGAGGAACAACCTGCCCTCTCTTGCCATCTTCATTTCAGCCTTTTGCGATACGTCCTTGATGACAAGCGTTTTCGCCTTTACTTCCCACTCGGCGGCAAGTATAAAATAGTTTGAGAAGTTGTCCAGTAGCACCTGTGCCTTGCTTTTTTCCAATCCGCTTTCCTGCACAATTTTAGCAAGTTGCGTTTCGGGTTCTACCACTTCAATCGGTGTAAAATCCTCACTCATTTCCGTTTCCTTCCTTAGTCTGTTAATTTTTTCAACATAAATCCGTCTGGTTTTTGATTGATAAACGGCGCAATGGTATCCGCCAACGCCTTGACCGCCTCCTTCTGCGACTTGAACAAACCCTTTCCCTTCGCCTCCTTCGCATACAGGGTTTCCAAGTCTGGTATGCTTATATCCACGCACGACATAAACGCCTCAATCGGGATTACATTATGCAGGAGATTGAATACCCCTTGTGCATCGGCACATTTCCTTGCACCTTTGCGGGTTTTCAGTTGGTAGCCAATCTGCTCCGGCGTTACCTCGTTCTTGATAAGCCGTTCACGAGCTACATTCTCAATGCTTGCGACCTGCGCCGTAAGTTGCTTGATGAAATCCTTCACCTGACTTGTCTGTACGAGTGCATCGTGCAAGCCCTCTATGGACAACTCATGCGTATGCTCAATCTTCGCAACCGCCGAGCTTATACCCTTAGTCCACACGGCGTATTCAGGACAAGTGGGTTTCGCATCGCAAAACTTGCACTGTTTCTGCCCTGCATGAAGCTGAATACCGCTTTGCGTTTCAGCGTAAATGTTTTTCAGCAGTAGCGGAAAATCAGTCAAATCCTCACGGCTGTAAGTAGTTTCGCTGAATCCGGCATTGCCTAGACGGGGCTGGAAGATTATGCAACGGCATGTACTTATTGGATATTTTTGAAACATCATAGTTGCATATGTTTTCAACTGCCAGTTCTCCGATGCAGGAGTAACCGCACCTCGCCCGAATTTTAGGTCAATGAGTATTCCATTTGAAATCAACTCAAAATTGTCATTTTCAGTTTCATTGATAAGGATAAGGTCGGCAGTTCCTTCAAGTATCTCCACCTTTTCGTCATCCACGACGTTCATTTTGATTTCATGTTGCCATACGTCGTCAGGTGCAAGCCTACTCATAAGCTCAAAACATCTTTCTACGCATATCATCTGTTCGCTAGACAGCCCTGATATATCATGTTTTGCAACCTTATCGTGTAACATCGTGCCTTCCTTTGCATACTCTGACTCTGTACGGGGTATCCCCTCGCACATTTTGAGGCATCCGGGGCATAGGACGCATTGTTCGACCTTTGAGGGGCGAAAATCCTTATTCAACATTTAATGACTCCTTTTCTTTTGTCCATTGTTCCGTCCACTTTTCTACGGAGCCATTGTAATTCTTATTTATTTCTTCTGCCCTGTTGGATATATCGGAAACGTGCATTTCCTTCATCCAATTTATACCCTTTTGTGCAATGCTTATCTGCCGTGCAAATTCACATTTTTTGCGACTTTTAAGACACGCCATACTAGATACGGTAGCAAGTGTGCAATCTACCATATAAGCAAGCGCATCTGCTGTGTTTCTAATTTGATATTCCCTCATACCTTAAACCCCTCTTTCCTTTTGTATTTTTAACTCTATTAACGTTACATTTTTCCAATCCCACTTACATGAGCGATTGTGAATGTACGTTTCTACTTCCACAAATTCATGCGGAAATATTTCGTCAAAAGAAACAACTCTACCTAATCCATCAGGGCAAATTGCCTCCTGTCCGATAATTGGTCGTGTGTTTCTATTCATACCTTAAACCCTTTCCTTATGCTTTTCTTTTTTACTTTTGTATTAGGAATTTTTTCCAATTAACTCCATCATTGCTTCCATATAAAGTATATGTCGGCATATTGTCCTCAAATTTACGCATTGCCTTATTCATATCCTTTTGCGCTTGCTCGACCTTTTTCCTTGTAATGGGGATATGAACTATACTGCCCCATTTGCCTGTTTTCTTTTTTGGCTCGTAGACGTACAAACCCCAACGTAGCAGTTTGAGTATTTCCGCACCCTGCATATTCAGAATGAATCCTGCCGGTATAGGCTTACTGCAACAGTAACTTTTCGGGCAGATTACAGCCCGTTTTGCAAACGCCGTATCTGCCAACTCCTGCAATGTTTTTACCTGTTTCACGTTACTCCCCCTGCCCGAACGGCACATAAGCCTCGACCTTCGCCTTAAACCCTGCAAAGCTCTTAACGGCATGTTGCTGACGGGTTACAGAAACCTTGTCGTAGCTTTCGCCCTGCTTGATGTACTTGATGGAGACAAGGAAGGCTAGGAGCTTGGCTTGCGGAAGCGACTTCATCAGCTTGACGTACTCGGATGCCTCTGCCGCTTGCTTGGCAACCTGTTCCATAGACTTCTCCGGTTCACTTTTTGGCTCTACTGGTGGAATAGTCGCATCAGCTATAGCTTTTCCTACTATGGTTTCCTTTGTAGATTCAACACAAGGTTGTATTGGTTCTACAATTACCGTACACTCAACAACCTTTTCCTCCTTTGCCTTCTTACCCTTCCCTTTGACTCCGAAAAGCTCCTGCGCAGGGGTAGTAAGCTTCTTCTCGCCTTCGCCACCAGTTTGACCTGCTTCACCGCCAGTAAGTGCTTCTTTATCGTAATTATCCAGCCCTTCACTTTCCGAACACATGAAGGAAGTGGATGCGGGATGGTACGCCCTCAATCCCTTTGCAATGACGGTATTCCGCAACATGTCGTCAGGATGGTTAGTCCAGTTGGATTTGCCGACAAGTTTGGCTCTGACCGCTTGTGCCCACGTGTAACCGAAGGTAAAAGGCTTACGGTCAGGCATGGTGAATAACCCCTTGGCTTCCTGCGCATTTGTCACAAGCCACTCTATTTCACCGCCGAATGACTGGAAATCAATGTGCATGGCTTTTGCCCACTTGCCTATTGCAGTCTGACCCTGTGCATTGGTAATGGGGAAAAACCTCTGCACGGCTATACAGGGATGGCTTTTTTCAGCCTGTACGACAAGGAACAGGGCAAGCACCTTATCCTTGGTATCCCACGCTCCGAACATTTTCGATTTGGCAAGCACTTCCGCCATTTTCTCCAAGTCCTCAAACTTGTAGGTTCTGGCAATTCCGGTTTCACTCTCTCTTTTAACTAGGTCGCTCATGGCAACTCTCCTTTTTGTTTGTTTATTTTAAATTTTCCAACTGTTTTTTTAATGATTCAGTTTCTTCTTTGACCTTATCCTCTGTCCAATTCGCCTTTGTGTCTGCGTAATGTGCGGTATCAAATCCGAACACCCACCAATCGGCACGGTCTTTCTTTGTTGTTGAGAATAAATCTTTTACATTGCTAAGGTTTTCCGCAAATGTCAATCCGCCATGTGCGGATATTCCTGCTTCGTCTGCAAAATCATAACTTTTACCAAAAAGTTTATGTTCCTTTGGAATAGCTACATAACCATTTCCCCAACCATGTTCGGTATGTAACCATGTAATCGGCATCACGCAAGTCAAAAATTTCATTTCAATTACCCCTTTTTTTGTTTATCTACCCTACAATCATCAGTAGCAGATACGCTATTATTATAGATTGGGTTTCGATGGTCATTGTTCCTCTTTCGTTTCAATTTCGCAGTTTCCGTTACAGGTTCTGCACTCCTCAACTACTTCTCCCGAATTATCGCATCGTCGGCAATCCTTTCCGTAAGCACCTAAACACCGTGGACATGTCCTCACTTCAAATCCCGACCCTTTGCAACAATTACACGGATGCTTCATTTCTCAACCCTTTCCTGTTTGTTTTGTTTTGCATGGCACTTTAAACAAGTCCATGTTATTATATCGTCGCCTCTGAACCATGATATTTCCTCAACTTTTTCTATCACGGTTTTACAAGTTTTATCATGGCAAATACTGCATCCGACTTTTTTGAAATAAGGTTTCGTATCAGTATTTAACCTATGCTCGTATGTTTCAAATTTTCTTCCCATTGTTTATTTTTCCTGTTTTGTTTTATTTACGTCGAAAACCTTGCGGTCTTTAAGTTCGCTTAACTTCCCCTTGTTGAAAGTGGTTCCAATAGTGCCATCGGGATTTACAGTTTGGAATGGACGGTAATAGCCGCATGGGCGACTCCAAATTTCTGTTTTCCTACCGCAAACCTTCTTAGTCATTTCAGTCAATCCTTTCGACGGGAGTCTTGTCAATTTTAATCATCTTGCTCACAGCTACAGCCTTCTTACCGACAGCCTTTTCCTTCATAGTCTTGCCTATCAGCTCCTGATTTGCAACCACTAAATCGCTTGCACGTTTGAAAGCACCGTCCTTTCCTGCGAGAATGTCCTTGGCTATCTGCTTGGATTCCTTGGTGGCAAGAACGTCCTCAAGGATTTGCGTAAGGGTGTAGATTTTGAACTCACGCTCAAGGTGGTTGGACAGGATGCCCAAAAAGTTCAGCGCACCGTCAATCTTCTCAAGGTCAGATGCTTTCAAATAATCATCCTGCGCCTCACGGAGCGTTGTACCTGTAAAATTCTTACTGTAAAGCACGTCCATGATTGCAACTGCCACCGACTCGATTTTCTTGATGTCTAACATTATCGCTCACTCCTTTTATTGAAATCTTTTTGCCATTTTTTCAGCAAAACATGCTGATTTCTTTTTAATACCTTTAATTGACTAATTGGAAACCATGAAACCTCCCCGTCATTTTGAAAAAATAAAGTGCAAACAATATCGGTAATTTCTCTCCTATCTTCGACATTATAGTGTTCTTCTTCCATGTGAACTATTATTGCTTCTTTTTTATTAGACCAACCATCGGTGAATTTTTTGCTTACCTGCACCAAGTCAACCAATCGGGGCTGTAGTTTTTGACTCATTACTGTTTCCCTTTCTTTATAATTGCTTCCTTAATCGCCTGTACGATAAACTCCCTCATTGTCTTGCCCGACTTTGCGGATGCCGATTTGATTTCGGCATGCAGGTCGTCGTCTAAAAGTAGCCTGTAGGTTTTCATAAATCACTCCGATATTATTTTGTTATGAAAGGTAACATAGGTTACAAAGGTAATACTGTCAAGGCAATAAACATCACATATTTTTATCCTGTTTATCATCAACGATTTTTAGCGGAAAGTTTTTCTGCTTTCTCTTTTTCGTAGTAGTCTTTCTGTCTTTGTTTTGAAGCCGACCTTTCATCGGCATCCATGCCCTTCTTCCACATTTCATTCATGGCATCGCTTTTAATTTTAAGCAGATATTTTTGGAATGTCTTTTTTTCATCTTCGGACGATACGGGTTTATCCTTATGCGCATCATTGTAGGTTTGTATTCTTTTTTCATATTCGGGGAGTATTTTTTTTGCCGATTCAGCGTATTTGCCTATGAATGTCTGAAATTGTTCTTTTGTCATCCATATTTCACCGTCAGGCACTTTCTCACCAAATTCATACTGCCCTTGATTACGGGCAAGGGTTATCATGTGACCGACAAGTAAGTTCGCCCTAGTGGTCGTCTTGGATTCGGGCGATATTTCGCCGTCCTCATTATACATGATTTCATTCTTATTAGCTGACCACTTATCGTTTTTAAAGTTGCGGATAGTGTCGAAACCGACTGCATCAATCATCTGCTTGGTATATTTACCTGCGTTTATCGTGTAATTGTAGGCATCTTCTCCCTTTAGGATTGCGCCGTTTACTTCAGGTGCGCCGGGCTTGCCTAGCTTGACATTTTTCTCTGATAGCAGTTTGAAGTATTCATAGTCAGAGCCTTCAGCGTTGACCGACAAATAGCCGAACGGATGATTTTTTACAGGGGAACCGAAATAGCCAACGGAAGAACGTGCGAACCCTTGAAAAAAGGGAATCTGCGATAATATTTTTGCGGTAGTATCTTTATTGTCAACTTTATTCTCCATGAACCAACCGCTTACTTCCTTAGCTATACCAGGCACGATATTACCTGCGCTTCTTATTGCAAATGATTCCAATTTATCCTTAGTTGTATCTGTACCCATATTCTGATTGAACATATCTACAAAGCCGTTCATGCCTTTGATAAAGCCTGTATTCATAGTGACTCTGCCAATTTCAATCATAGGAACTAATGCCTTGTCCATCCAATCGGTATCTTTCCATTTGCCTGCACGCTGACGGTCACGTATGCCACCGATAACGGCTAATGGTGCGGCGAGTGGAATTATATTTGAAAAAGGAATAATACGTTTGCCAAATCGTATCGAGAATGGATATGCGCCTATGGTAGCCATTTTTTTTCTGCGTACAGGGTCGTCAACCATGGAACCGTAAACGTCAAACCAACCCTCAAAATCCTCGCCTTCATCTTTTTTGCCAGCCATTGCAAGAATACCCAATGCAGTCATTCCCGCCACGCCAGCCATAGAACGTTTCAACCGTTGCACTCGCCTATCCCAAGATATAAGTTTAGGCTTAGAATCAAATCCCACTACTGACGGTATGCTATACGGTACAGCCATTGTAAGGAATCCTCTGCCTGCTCCAACGTCAAGTCCATATTCGGCAATATTTGCAAGGATGCGGGTGAACGTTATGATATTTTTCAATGTCATTTTTCCGGCAAGCATGGGAACCTGTGCAGACATTGGCATATCTTTTGGAACTTTCCAAGAAGATAGTTTTCCTGCCAGTATTCCCGAAGTAGTGATAATACCTGTTCCTTCTCCGTTAAGCGTACCGTCTAAGCCAAATTCCTTACTCCTATCTCCAATAGTGCCGTGGTCGGTTGGTGTCGTATTACGGTTGCTTTCGCCTATTTCCCAAGTCCTGCGCTTAATCCATGTTCTCCGTATATCCATGCCTTCCTTGCTCGTTTCAGAAACAACTACGCCAGTAACTTTACCAGTAAGATTATCACGCTTTTTCAACAGCACTTCTTTCGCACGGTCAAATTCACGGGTAGCTTGCTCTGTGGCAGACTGTTTCTGATTGTCGGTCAGATATAAAACCTCTTTAACATAATCCCAATATTTGTCCTTAGTAATTTTGCCTTCTTTAAGAGCCTTGTCGGCTAATCCAACGGCAACTGTTCTAGCCTTTACACCTTGAAGCGGTTTGAATATCAACGTATCTGCGCTCATCATTGCACGTTGGACATATACATTGTTATTCAGAAAGCTCGCCTTGCCCTTGAATAACCCTCTGCCTACATTGGGAGCCTCTACTTTTTTCTCAATTTCACGGATGATATTCTTTCCGGTTTTGATATGGTGCAAACCTTCCGATAATCCTTTTGCGAAACCTTCTTCGGGAACCATCCACAGTGATTGCAGATTACGTAGGGATTTTCCTTGGTTAAGCGGATTTATGTCTATAAGTTCAAGAAGTGTTTCAGGTACGGCAAGAATACTAGTTCCCCCTAAATTTGTACCCTGTGTAGATAATCTCGACAACATGAATGAATAAAACAGGCTTGTAACTTGGTCGTCAAGTGAAATTTTGTCATTGATAACCTGTTGCATGGACTGCATTAAATCCTGCTGGAAGTTCTTGTATTCAGCAGTATTTGGCTCAAACTTGGAAAGGTCGTCTGCAAGCCCGATAAGTTCCTTTTTAGCCTTGTCGTCAATCCTGCCGATATTCATTTTATCCATGAATATTTCGGCAATTTGGTCGGACGAAATAATACCCTTCACATGAGCATCGCCAACCGCTATAATCGCATTTTTCAGTTGCTTGCGTGTTTTTATATCACGGTTACGGAAATTGATTTTAGCAGTAACCCTTTCAATAAAATCCTTACCGAAATCAAACTCCTGCTGTGGGTCAACAGGGCTAGGCTTGTTGCTTTTCGCTATGGCATCCCTGACTTGCGAGGCATCCAAGTTGTTCTTTTGTAGTATAGGCTTCGTATCAACCTTGCGTTCTCCTGCAATGGCGGTAAGGGTTTCAAATAAAATCTGCTTGATACGGACGGGTTGAACACCTTTGCCTTGAAACTCATTTGCGAGGATACTGCCTGCGTTACGGGCATCTTGCAAGTTAGGTGAAAGTATCAATTCCCTTGCACGTTCGGCTACCTTGGCTTCATTGTCGGACTGCTTGCTAAACAGCATCCCCTGACCTTTTTTACCTGACTTGCCTTCATATGCCCCTATTTTCTGCTTTAATTCGTCAAGCGATTTTGCCTCTAAGCCGAAGCCCATATCATCTGCATAGGTTATCTCCTTCACTTCGCCAAGAGAGTCTTTGACCGCATACGCCACATAGTCAAATTCCGTGCCTCTGCTATCAAGGGTAGAGCCTTTATGTTTTGTCAATTTATCGGCATATTTTTTGGGATTATTTTTTGCATCAGCCATTACTTCGGCAATAATCTTTTTACCTTCGGGTGTCTTATCAAACGGCAACTCCGGCGACAACTCGGTAGCCTTTTTGTAAGCCTTGTTTATGCGCTCTGTTTCAAGTTCCTCGAATGTCTTTTCCTTTTTCGAGTTATCCACCTGCTGTTCGAGGTTGAAAACGTCCTTTGCAAAGGAAAATTCAGGTTCGTTGGCTTTTTTTGCCTTGCTAAACAGCAATCCCGCATCGCCCCTGACAGCCCTCATCATGTCATCCATAGCTCTATCAACCGCACTTGTTTTCTGGTCGGATATCACTTCTTTGATTACAGGTGCAAGTACGTCCTCATGCTTCTTGACAAAGTTTTCCTTAACGACACGGTTTTGGTGGTTGATATTCGCTTCTACTGCAATGGGGTTAGTCATTATCGCTTGCAGTTGCCCCATAAAGCGGATAGCCCTACCATAATCGGTTCCCTGCCCCTGTGCTTCAAGGGTAATGCGTAAAGCCTCGTTGCTGTAAGCGTCAAAAGCGTTTTTATCGGCATCGGCAACCTTGCCGTTTTTACGCAACGCTCCTGCCATGTCGTAGTATTGATTTACGGCATTCGCCAGTATCCCTATCCTTACATCTTCAGAAACGCCCGAATCTTTTGCAATGGCAAGTTGGATAGCCTTATCCATGCCTACGTTCTTCACCAATTCATTCATCTGTGCAAAAAGGGCTTCATCTGATTTGACTTCGTACTCCTGCTTACCTACCGTGGTAAACGGCGCAAGTTTATCTTGAAGTGGTTTTAGCCAGTTCAGAGTACGAACACCTTCTTTGCGAATCGCATTTTTCTCATTGGCGATTGGCTCGATAACCCCTTGGACTATATTCGGACGTGAAGGATCTTTCTCGCTTGCTTTAACCTCTCCAAACAGCCTATCAAGCCATTCCCTAGACTTCGCATATTCCTCGTGCTTTTCCTGTGCACTTGCATCAGGCATGGCATCTAACTTATCAGTCAGTTCACCATTTACTATGTCTGCTACACGGGATTCGGCAGGAGTGTTGCCCTTGAAAACTTCCTTAACCCCGTCCTTATTTTTCTCGCCATTCATAACCCTGTCGAACTCGGCTGATACTTTCACCCTGTTTATTTCCTTCTCGTAGGTTTTAGTATCTCCACCTAGTGCGGTAACGGACTTGGCTATCATATCCATAATGTCAGTTTCGTTAAACGACTTTGCGTATTCGCCTAAACCCATCTTTTCAAGCATCTTCGCTATCAGCCCTTGGATTTTACGGATAAGCGGATGCCCCTCTTTTAGCAAGCCGGATTCTGCATACTTGGCAAACCCTTCCTGTAATGCAACTGCACGGTTACTTTCACCTGTGACATCCACAAGTTTTCTAAAAGCCTCATTTGTCTTATAAAGGTTTTCCAAGACGGGAACAAGTTCGGGGAATGCCTTCAGTATTCCGGCATGTCCAATACCCTCATGCAGTAGGCGTTTAACCGTGTCCTTTGCGGAAAAGTTATCGGAAAACGAGTATATCTTGCCGTTATAGTAAAACGCATGAGCTGAATCACCGCCGATTTCCTTCGCAAACGCCCTTCTCGCATCAGCAGGGAAAGCAGGGTCTAGTTCGTCTTTTAGTGAAACCAATTCGGGCATGAACGGCAGGACTTTTTTTATCCTATCATAAATAGAAGTTACTGTTTCGGGTGCATTGTCAATCCGTCCTTCGCCCTTGCTGTTATTTTTACTGAAATTAATATCTGCGTTGTCTTTTTGCGCTTGCTTGAATATTTCAGTCGCCTGCCCTTTATAAGTGTTGCCGTTTTCCACAGCCTTTTTCACGTCGTCCATGTAGAATGCGAACAGATTGGAGTCAGAGGGCATATCCTTGGCGTTTTCCGCAAGAACCGATGCGATACCCATGTCGGGGTTATTTTCATCTAAATCAGCTATCTCTTTCGCTTTTTCATCTGTTATTTTGGCAACTTCGCTGAAAGTTTTAATGTCGGACTGACGTTTGTCGTTAATATCTTTTTCCATTTCGGCATAACGCTCGTTTTCACGTTTATTTGCAGACTGCATATCACGCATGGTTTGTGTTTTATTTTCACGTTCCTCAAGTGCCTGTTGTAAAAAATCTTCAAGGTGCATGGTTTCGTCGGCTATTTTTCCGTCTTTAAAAGCAGGGATAATTTCAGTGTCTATATTATGTTCTTCTGTGATTTTTTTAACATCAATGCCTGCCTTAACCTTGTCAAGTATTGCGTCCGTGTCGCTACGTTTCCGTTTAAGGTATCCATACAGGGTTGAATTGTCTATTTCATCGGAAATGGCTTTAGTCTGCTTGCCTATATTGAATTTAGGCTTAGGTGTTTTCGGCAATTCCGGCTGTGTTTCCTCTTTCGGCACGATAGGCAATGCTTTCGCTTCTTCTCCGGCAGGAAGTTCGCCCTGTGCAGGTTTCTGTGCGTCTTTCATGGCGGGAACTATGTCGGATGCCTTGCGGTTGTCGGGATATTTTATGCCGTCAAAAATAGGCTTATTGATAGGTTTTGGAAACGGTAGCCTTGTCGCTTCTTTGCCCGTAGGCAGTTCACCTTCAGCAATAACCTTTTTCACTTTAGGGAAGGGTAATTTGCTGACTTCTTCGCCTACAGGAAGTCCATCTTTAACGATGGTTTTTTCTACTGTTACCAAAGCATTGATAGTTTTATCGCCCCTGCCTATAGCCGCCAATATCCTATGCCCACCATCGCTAATAATGAGATTCCCTTTGGCATTGATTTTAAGATATACAGGAGTGTCTATTTTTTGTCTAGCATATTTTTCAACCCTATCCGCATCTGTGGATTGACGTAAATAATCAAGGGTTTCTTCGCTGAAATCAGAAAGATTAATTACACGTTTTTCAAGTGTACCAACATTTTTCTCCGTATCAGCATTTTTAAAGACTTCCCCTTTGCGTTTTGAACGCTCATCTCCTGCCCTTATAGACTGAATTAACTTGACTGCTTCTTTTGGCTCTATAATAGTAGATGTTTTTGACGGCTCTACGATAGGCAGTTTACGGGCTTCGTACTTATTGGCAGGAATTTCAGGCTGTTCCATTTTCGGCTTCGCCTCGCTTGCAGTAATCTTACCCTTGACTGCTTCATCCTGCAACGGTAATTCAGCCTGCGGTATGTTTTTCCGCACATTGAGCAGGTTGTTTATGTCATTCAACTGCTTCGCCTCGGATGCAGGAACAGGTTGCCCTTTTGCATTGGCTTTAGTCTGATTGTCAATAAGTTCATTCCGCATAGCCGTCAACTGTTCGTCAGATTTTGCAGTCAAAGCGTCAGATTTTTCAACCGTTTTACGCTCATACATATCCTTAATCGCTTCAGGCGTGATACGGTTTTTCCTGATAGCCGTAAGCACCTCGGTAAGTTTTTGCCCATTTTCCTTGGCAAACCACAGATTTTGCGAGTTGTCCGTGATGAACTTTTCAACTGTGTTGGTATCGGGTATGCCCGTCTGCCCCAAGTCAGCCCATTTCGCAACAATATTATCATGCAGAGCTTTCACGTCTGCAAGTGAATGATTGCCGTCCTTGTCAATAGGCACACCTGCATTATTCAAAGCTATGGCAAGCGTATCTAACGGCTTGCTGTAAGCCATCTGTACGGGTGTCCTTGCTCCACTTGCATCCTCGCTCATTACTGTACCATCGTCTGCGATATGCAACTTGGATTCGGGAGTAAGTTCGCTTGCAGGAATCATTTGCGGTTGCGGTGCAGGCGTTTCCTGTGCAACCTCGCTGACTGTCCCTTCCTTCTTCGCAACCTCAATCGGAGGCAGTAATGCGGATAAGTCCTTGCCCTGCATCTGCTCGCCCATCGCCTTTTTAAATTCAGCTTTTTGCTGTGGTGTGGCATGTTCAGATGTAAATTTAGTGTGTGCAAGTCCACCGACTCCCAATGCCATCATTGTAGGCAATGCGTCTATTACAGCCTTGCCACTGTCCATGACAAGTTTTTTCACATCTACATGCTTCCAAAATTCATCACCTTTCAAATCCTTATCCAATGCAGTTCCTAGTTGTTCCATAAACCCAGTTATGGCAGTTTGCTCACCCATCATCAATGAACCCTGAATTGCAGTTTTATCATAATTCCAGATAAATCCATTTACGGCATTCATAAGCGTGTCTACATTGACGGGCTTGGGTTTAAAAAGCATTCCACTTAAATTCCAGTGCATTATCGCACCTACACCAGCTCCACCGAGAATGCTCAATGGTGCGATTATCCGTTCATCTGTAATACCATTATCCCTTAATTTTTTACCGATTTCAGCCGCTCCGTTTAATCCCCAAATTGTCAATCCTGCCGTAGTTGCAAGTTTTGTTGCAAGTGGAACTACTTTTTTACCCTCCAACATGTACGGAGCCAGTTTACCGCCAAACGTTGCTTCTCCTAGTCCCGGTATTAAACTTGTCGCCACTGTTGCCAAAAGAGGAGCCCACATATCAGCAACGCCTAATGCGCCTTTCTGATACCATGTATTCCCTTCTGCGGGATTAGCTTGTTGTTCCGCACTTGACATCTGACTTGAACGCTCGTATAGGGATTTCAGTCTTGGGTCATTGGTATATCTGCCAACCATGTCTATTATCGGCTCCGCAAAACTTAAAGGACTTCTACCGGCACGTACAGCTATTTTATTCCAAAATGACTGGTCGGGATTACTTGCTTCGTCGGTTATTTTAAAAGGTGTTTCCTTGCCTGTCTTATCTGCAAAAGTAACAGGTTTAGTCCCTGTGCGTTCATCCACATAAGTCTGCCAGTTTTTCGCCTTTTCGTCGGCAATCTCGCCTGTGGATTTCATCTGCGGTTGGGCGGATTCCTTGTTAATCTGCAAATCGGCAACAGTTTTTTGGGATTCCTTGTCATCGGCATATTGGCTCTTGCCCATATCAAATCTACCCTGTGCATGTTTAATAGCCTTTTGCATGATAGATTTATTCTGTCTAGGGTCGCCACCTTTAAGCAGATAAGTTTTCTCATCTTCGGATAGCGTAGGTACAAGCGTGGGAATATCGGCACTCCATTTATCAGTGCCAACCCCTACGGATATTTCGCTTGCAACATTACCTGAACCATCCTGCATAGGCAATGCACCGAAAAATCCGTCGCCTTTTGCTGTACCGTCGAGTCTAAGCCCGTATTTATTAACGGGTTTCTCTTTCGGTATGACGCTTGAAAAATCAATACCATTATCCGTATTCGCCTGTGGCTCCTGCGGTATCACGGATGAAAAGTCAATACCTTGTTCAACTGGGTCGGCTTTTGGTATTACAGACGAAAAATCTATGCCTTTATCGGTAGCTGTCATATCGGTATTTCCTTATGTCGGACGTTTTATTTGGCGGAAACCTGCGACGGATTATACACTTGCGAAAGCAACTTTGCAACATCTTCCGGTTTCGCCCCTCGCTTAATCGCATCAAGGGCTTTTGCCTTATCTATTGCAGATGCTTTTGTAAAGGCAGGATGTACTGAAATATCGGCAACAGGAGCAACCTGTTTACCTGCAACGCCGTCATTCTTTTTATTCGCACTTAATTCGTCAATAATCTCATACGGGTCAGTTTTGGGATTATTTTTAAATTCCCGATTATGTTTTGCAATTAACTCTCTGCCTGCCTGATTAGCAACCCATTTTTCAGGCTGTCCGGGTCTTGCTATATCTGTTCTGTATTTCGGGTTCATAGGGTCAGTTTCATTCGCATCAAGAATTGCATCGGCTAAATCCTTTGCACCTTTTTCATTAGAATAAAGGCTTGCCCGTGCTACAACAGGCTTTTCAGTTTTTGCAACCCTTCCGTCCAACATTGCATTAATATCTAAATTTTTATCAACTACCACGAGTTTATCCGCACCGGGCACTTGATAAGCGACAAAATTACCATCAGCAAACAGCGATGGATTTTTATTAAGCTGTTCTTCTGTATATAATGGCGAACCTGTCATATTTGAAATGGCTTTCATTGTCACATTAGCATCCTTGTACGGATTGTCTATTTCCGATACTCTAGCTTGATTTATCTTTAAACGTGCTTCAGCTTCAGGTATAGTATATTTAGTGCGAAATTCGCTTTCCTGTGTGTCTTTTAATATAGCCTTGCGTTCTTTATCTTTGGCTGTATGTGCAAGTTCGTATTGTGCGTCCTGTTCCGCCTGTGCATCAACTATGGAATTGCCTGTTTTTGCCCTTGCAGTTGCGGTTCTCATATCGGGTTGCCTGTTTACAGCACCGCTTCTAACAGATTGCATTATCCCTTCAGCCTGATTTGCAGGTGAAGTGTTGTCACTGTCAAAACTGCTTGAAAATGGAAGTCCTGAAGGTGAACCGATGCCACCACCACCGCCATTTAGTCTTTGATTTTTCTGATTTTGATATGCAATATTAAACTGATTATTTTGTACACCCATACGGTCATACGCTAGTGCCAGCTGCTGTTCCTGTTGAATTTTATTTTGCGCATCCATTTTTTCCTGTTCGGAAAGTTTTGCCACCTGCATTAATCCTGCGAAATTCTGCTGGTCAGCCTGTTGACCTGCTTTCGCCATAGCCATATCCTTATTATTCGCCTCATTTTCAGCCATAGCCATGGCAAGTCCGACATATTTGCCGGATGACGGGCTTACGCCTGCCGAAATAAGTTTACGCTTTTGAAGTTCCGCTTCCATTTGCGCCCGTGTAGCCGCATCCACGCCAGCCATATTGACGGCATTGGCTCTGCTTGGTAACATTGAACTTAAAGATGCACTCATGGTTTTACCTGTTATTTAATATATTAAAATCCGCCTAGACCGCCTCTAGTGTACTGCTTGGGAAGATTTATATGCGTTTGCGTTCTTACAGGATGCTCAAGCCCCCATTGGTTGTTCTGTTGATTCATTTGAGCATATTGCAATCCCAAATTCTGCCTTTGCATATCCCAGCCCATCTGATCACGCTGTTTCTGCTGATTCAGTCCCGCCGTTTGCAGGGAACGGTCGAAGTTTTCACGGTCGGTCATAATGCCAGCCTGTGTCATATTCGCCGCCTTGTTAGCCGCTTCATCTATTGCGGTTGATTTCATTAAACCGGAATATTGGGTAGCCATAGGATTCACACCCATTTCCTGCAAACCGCGCATCTGACCGCCGATTGCCATGTCGTATTGGTTTGCGGTATCCATACCTGCCATATTGACACGGTACGGCTTACTCATTAAACCCGATCCCATAGAAAAATTACCCATTTTATTGACTCCCGATTTCAGTTATTATCGAATCAAGTACACGTTTAGTTTCAACATCATGCACCTTGTCGGTTGACGGTGCTGATTTGCCAGTTCTCTTGGAATCCGCTATGCCATGTACTATACGCCTTAATTCGATATTTTCCATATAGTTTGGTGCAATTATTGAAGAACGTCTGCCAGATGCATATTCCGCAAGCGACTGAATGACCCTGCGGTGTTCCTGATTGGCTATATTTAGTGTATTTATCACTGTTGCAACTCCTTTGAGTTTTCAGCAACCGCAAACCAATCTATTGCTTGCGAAGAAACTATCTCATAATAATGCTTGCGTTCAATACGAGTTATAGGGAACCTGTACGCTCCCTGTGAAGTGACAGTGGAGGAGGCTACCAATTCACCTTCAGCGTACAAGTTAATTGTTACGTTTAAATCACTCCCGTTAGGCGTAATTCTGAACCATGACGGCGACCACGGTTTCATATCGTGAAATTCCTTGCTTCGCCATATAAATGTCTTATTTTCAGTACCACCCTCGAATTTGACTATTTCGGCATCCTGTATCATATACATCTTGCCTTCTGACAAGTCAACATAAGTGCCGTTGGCGTATTCATCACATGTAGTTACATTATTGCCGTCAAATATGATATGGTTACTTGTTCCTGCATAGTGAATAAACATGTGATATTTACCTTCAATAACTTCGCATACTGCCACTTCGGGATGTAACGTTTGCCATTGTTTAGGACTGTATATGGAATTTGCAGGGTTATTCTCATTGTAAGTGATATTTTTACCGCTACCGCCCTGCAATGCGATAAGTCCGTCTATGCTTGCGTACATTACAACATTACCTATACGCTTGATTGACCGCTTGCTAACACACGGATACGCTGTGGCTAATTTCGCCTTATACATGCCGTCTGGACTGTTTCCTGACATGATTTCAGGATATTCCTTAGTCACGATGTAAGTATCATTACCACTTATAGAAAGTCCTACTACATCTGCATTAGTAGTTTGCATATATTTTACAGGCCATGTATGCATCAGTCCTATTTCGCTCATCCATATTGACCTGCCTACGAAACCGATTGCAAATCCACCGGGGTGAACTACGATACCGCTAAGTCCGGCAGGAGGGTTCTCTCGTTCAGGCATAACTTCACCCAAGTCGGCATCACGGGTGTGGTCGGTATAAGTTGCTGTTGAAGCAGGCAGTTCGCAAAGGAATTTAAACCCTGCGGTTTCTGTGCCAGTTGCGGAACGGTAGAGGCGTTTCTTAGGGTAGAATACGCTTGTCATTGTACCTGTACCATCACCTGTCAACGGGAAAACATTGCCTCCCAAGACAGCCGATACTTGAAAAGTGTTCGCAGTTGCATTTATCACATAGTAAGTGACCGTAGTTATTGTCAATCCTGCCGTTGTAGCACCTGCACCGTGAAAAATGACGGGTGTACCATTAAGAATGCCGTGAGCAGTTAAAGTTATCAAATCTCCGCTATTAGCAAAACTTACTGCAAAGTCAACTGGAATCCCCGTAAACTCCATCACTTGATCGCTGTCGTGTTTGTAAAGTGCGCTGATTGGCGATAATGGTCCGACTTCATTCATATCATTCACCCACGCCATAAGATAGTAGAAGTAGGAGTTGCCCCCCATAAGCCAGTTCATGTTTACGTTTACTGTGATATTAAAAGGATTGACAGTAGTGGTGTAAGCAACTGACGTTGCAGGGATTCCAAGGTCTAATGTTCTGCCGGGATTCGTTACCGAGAAAAGAACACCGGCACCATCGTAGCTGTAAATTGAACTTGAACCAGCTCCAATCCCACCTGTACCCGAAGCGGCTTGAGTCACGTGAGGCACTACGTTCATTACACTATCATCTTCAATGGATTCAAGTTGGAAGTTGCCAATATCAACATTACTCCCACCAACAGTATATTTTATTGGATAAAGTGTGCCAATATTGGTTCTGGTAATAGTTCCCGGAGAAGCACCAATAGCATATTTAGTTGCATCATAAGGGAAATCAATAGTAGGAGTAATTGCAACTTCGCTTGCATTTGCAATAACCTGTTCAGGCGCACGGAAAACATACTGGTAGCCTTTATCGGTTTTTGTGAATTTTGTCAATGGGCAACTGGTAGCTGAACCGCCTATACTGCAACTGCAAGTAGCGCCCTTCATACTAGGTATAATATCCGTAGCAATAGGCGTACCCACTCCTGATGGTGCAGGCATACCCATTTCCCTTATATATGGCGTATTAGGCATAGTTCCGGCATATACAACGAGCTTATCCTTGTGGTTGCTGTCGCCTGTCCAATATATGCGGTCATAGGCATCTTCATCAGTAAGCGCCTTTACAACGTCAATATCCTTGGAACTCCAAGACAGCCATTTGTCTATCTTGTATGGCTGTGTAATGTCGCCTGTACCTGTCAGACCGTTCAAGTAAGTCGCTCCTGCTATGCTGACGGGAGTATGAAATAGTTCAAGTTCGGTTATATATGGATAGTTTTTCGGAGAATACTGGTCGGCAATGTAAAGACGATAATAGTAATAATCAGATTGTTTGACAGTTGCTACCGTTTCAGCACTGCTCCAACCTGTAGCATTAGTGCCAGTAAACGAGTGAATATCAGTCCACTCACTCCCATCATTGGATGCCTGTAAAATCATAGTTTTAGGCGCACCTAAAGCCGTAGCACGGATATAATAACGAAAGCCGGATATGACATATTTTCTTGCAAACTTAATCTGCAACCATGCAGGAAACTTGCTTAATGCGCCAAGCCATTCATCATACGAGGTTAGGTTATTGTCCATTGCCTTCCAAGGCAAATACGAGGCAAAATACGAACTTGCGGAAATATCATCGGTCTTAGTTGCGGTAACAGTCCAAGACCAGCCGTTTGTAAGTGCGGAATCCACATCCACAAATCCGCCTATGGAACTGTTATTGTACTCATGCACCACTTTATCATCGCCTGTAGTATTGGCGGATAGCACCCAGCCAAGTATTCCTGCGTTTGTATCGGTTATTTCAATGCGGTTGGCAGGACGTGTAGGATTTGTTGCGCTTGCGGTAGCATAAGTAAAATTCATAATAGGATATGAACCCCATCCCGTCATTTTACCGTAACCAGTGACTTTTCCGGTGTTTGCACCGCTTTCAACATGCGAATACCCCTGTGATGTGCTGTGTGTAACCGTTATATCTGTAGCACCGTCACTTGTTTCGCCGTCATCCAACACACTTACGCTGTCCTGTGCAGTTGCGATAATGAATTTCCTGTTTACATCATCCCATATCACGAGTTCAGCACCGTGAGTTACCGCACGTAAACCCACCTGTATCGCATCGGCTATCTCCTCAAAAGACAGGCAGTTGGTGAAATTAAGTGAGGTTACAGTATAAACAGTTGACTCTATGGTTACCTTAAATGAACCATTGACAACGGCTTGAAAGTCGGATAACTGCCCTGCCACGCCACAAGTAAGGGATAGACCGTCAAGTTTATACGGGTAGATATTATTGCGTGTGTCATCGGTATTCATCACGCCAGTACCGTTATTTGTAAGCGTTGCCGGAGTTCCACCTATAGCAGTTGACACTTGAAATGAATTGGCAGTACCGTTTACAATATAGTAGGCGGTGTTTATGGATATGCCTGTAGTGGCAGGAGAACCTGCAATTACAGTGAATGTAACCTGTGTACCATTCGGCAATTGATGATTTGTCAGTCCGACCAAATCGCCTGTGTCGGTAAAGGTGACTGCCAATCCCTGCGCATTAGGTAAAGTAGCAACGGCAAGCGACTCGACATACGGTACAAGTTTACCGCTATCCAGTTTGCAATTATGCGCTGTCTGTGCAAAAGTCGGAGGCAGTAAATCCGCATCCGTTATCGGTTTTATCCCGTTGAATTTATCAAATGCGTTTTTCATATCAATACACCGTTCATATTTAGTTTTCGCTTTTCCATAACTGTGACAAATTGACGTGCTTTGTCCATTTCGTCTATTGTCTTGCTATTATAAGCCACAAAGCCTATCGCCCTAAGCGTCCTGTAGGCAATTTCCCTTTGACACCAGTTAGGACGTGGCTCAATGCAAAGTATGTTCAAAAGAATGTTATCCGCCTCATATCGCGGTAACAGGTGACTCCGATATATCCCGTCATGGATAAATCCTGCAAATGCCGTCCTTAATCCGAACGGGGTCAATCCCGTTAATGTCCACACTACTCTCGGTATCGAAAAACCATCTGACCCGAAAAGCGGTTTTAAGCCTATCAGGTATTTATCATCCTCATATACAAGACAATATTCAGGGCATAGATACGGATTGCTTCTCGGATTGAAGTCAATCTGCACCTCATAATCATTTTCCGTGCTTGGCCCATACAGGCATGTTTTTACGAGGGTTGGTTTCATTTATACCTATTTATACACAGTTATACTGCCGTATATCTATAATTTATCCCTTTATAGGTGCTCCGAATTGTGCCCAGCCAAGTATAAGCAGAAGCAGAAATAACAGTAAACTGCCGCCACTTGCCCTTGTAAACGGATAGCTTGCCCATATCCCAAGGATAAGGTAAATCAACATACACACATAAAAAGCGATTGATAAAGTCATTTCAATTCTCCTTATTTAGTTTCCAATCCCGCTTCATTTGTTGCTTTAATTGTCGAACTCCCAAAGAAATCTATGATATAATCTTTAGTCTGTTTTGCGATTGAACCCCATGGAACCGCCTGAAAGTCATTGGCGATATATCCAAGCCGAATACGAACAAGCGCTGGCATTCCGGTAAGACCCGATGGGTCTGGAAGCTGTAAATCAAGTCCAAGAACAGTGCCACGATCTTGAACTGTTCCCCTCGTGTCCTGCGTTATTGTTATTTTACCATTTTCGGTTACGGTAGTGGTAATTCCGCCAGAGTTGCATCCGTAAACCACCATTAACATCACCGCCATTAAAACCATCGTTAAAATCTTCATCTTCCTTCCTCCGTTACAAGTTCATAAGTTTTTTTAAAAATATCGTTTTTGCATGGATAAAATTCACCATTGACTCCCTGTATAATCCAATCGCCAACCCCTGCCTTCATTTCGCCTTCAAGGGTTTGAATGTAAATATCCGTTGAGTCGTGTCTTGCCATTCCTTTATTGCCGTTAATCCATTTGACAATAAATTCCATATTTACATTTTCAGGTTCATTGTTTGTTTCGAATTGATTGGCTTCAATCACTACTGGTTTCTTTCTAAACTTCATTTCGCCTTTTCTCCTGTGTTATTATGATAATCATGCATCCACATACGTTCATAAAATCCAGCACACCCGCTTGACAAAATCAATAACGCCAATACTCCTGCAAGTAAGCCTATCATCAGCCAGTCCGCTAATTTGAAACTGCTTTTATTTGACATGTTTCACCGCCTCGATCATCAAAATTATGTTCTCTTTGAAAGTGTATAGCCATTGGAGGAAGACCACCCACGAAGCCCCTATTATTAACAGTACGCCTGAACCTACCAGATTTGCCTTTGTATTTATATTTGATATGGCTTTGTCGTCAAGCGCCCTGCCCTCTGCCAGTTCTTTCATACTTGCCTTTAACTCCTGTATTCCGGCATCGTAAGTCGTTTTGATTTCCTTTGCAGACTTATCGAGTGCGTCAAGTACTTTTTTCTCCTGATTTACTAGTGTCTCTTGCACTTTTAGTTCATGTGCGTCCAAATCTTTTTTAACAGTTATCCTGTCGGTTTTAATATCTGTAAGTGCAATATTGGCTGTATTTAATTTGCCGTCCAGTTCTGCAAATTTTACGAGTTTTGTACATTTGCCATCGCATATACCCTTCTCAATCAAGTTGGCTATAACCTCCTCGGAGATACGCCTGATAGTCTGCGTTTGCGTTGCGCATTCTGCGCGATAAATCTCAAGCATGGCTTTTTTATTGTCTTCCTGTAGTTTTTTATCGTTATCGCTCATGTTTCACCGCTTTCATTTCGCTTTTGCCTGACGATTTGTAAGGATCGCCAGTTTAAGAGCCGGAATATCCAGCGTTACTGGAAAACTAGCCAGAGCCTCAACTACCGTAGGATAAGTGATGTCTATGCCTCTGTCAGCGTCAGCCCAGTAAGTCGCAAATTTTGGATTGGAGGCAAGCACCCGTGTGAGCAGATCGCCTAGCGTGACCTGCGCCACGGCCTGAACGGCAGGTATCAGAGGAGTTGTTTCAGTGGCAGGAACTTCTGCTACTGCATCAACCTTGGCAACTAGGATTATCTCATCGAAAACTTCACGGATTTCCAATTTCCCAAAAACGGTTTCCGCAAGGATTTTCTCTTGCGCAGTAGGAATAATCCCCCTATCAATCGCCGCCTGTTCTTGCCCCGTCGAAACAAGCAAATTGTATAAAGCCAGCCTGTCTGTCGTAACCGTGAATCCATTTGCCAGATAATCAGCAATGGTTTCGCCGGCTTTATTGCTAGTAGTTTTCAACGGGCTTATTTTTCCGCCGTTATGCTTGTATGCCCAATCGGCAAAAACCGACACACTTAAAACCATAAACATCAAAATTAATATCTTTTTCATAAGCTCCTTTTTATTTTTTAATCTAGTTGATCGACCCAATTTGCTACGGGATAGGCACTGTCAACATTCAGACTGTATAATGCCGATGCCGTGAGGTATTTGATTAAATCGCCCTTAAAGAGCGACTTAACCGAACTATGAGTCGAAATTGTATTGGACAGTTTATCTGTAGATGCCGGATGTATGGATATTGCTGAAAATGCCGCCGGAGTGAGATATTTAACTTTGACAATTCCGCTACCGCCAGCACCAGACCCCGCCGCAGATGAATAATTTCCACCGCCACCGCCACCGGTATTATCTGCGCCAGCTATTGCACCGCCTTCTCCAAATGTAGAGTTGGCATGACCACCGCCACCATTACCACCTGCTCCTCCGGTTGCACCAGCACCACCACCGCCACCAGCCCAATATGCCCCCATATACTGCAAGCCTACGCCACCAACACCGCCAGTAGTAGTGCCTTGGTTACCATTGCCACCAGCTGCTCCCGCGCCACCGCCACCACCCATTTGATTAGTGTCTTTTGTTCCACCCGCGTTACCCTGTGGATTCCCGGACGCTCCTCCTGCTCCGAGCGGATTAAGAATTGAATATCCACCTAGCCCCCCCGTGGCAGTTAATCCTGCAAACACGGAACTCCCACCGGTATTACCCACAGTTCTATCAAATATAACGCTTGCGCCACCCCCGCCGACAGTCACTATCAGCGTACCGCTTAATGGCTTTGCGGCATCGTATTGCACGCCACCACCGCCACCGCCACCAGCAGGGACGGATGCGTTAGTACCGCGACCAGCAGAACCACCACCACCAACTACGAGAACTTCTGCCACTATGCTAGACGGAATTACCAGTGTTCCCGATGATGTAAATGTATGTATAGTATAAGCACCATCGGTTGTTATAGTACCACCCGAAGGAGCAGCTCCGACCTCATTGATAAACGTACAACTGAATGGCGTTGAGGCTTTTAATGTTGCCACACTTTGGAATGTGCCTACAATATTAGTCGTTGCGCCGTAGTTTGTGACGATTGCCCCGTTGAATTCTGGCGTGATCGTAAAATCCTGCGTGTACACGTAGATGGCTTGTGGGAGTGCCCCCCCCATACTCCATGGTGCAGGAGCCAACTCGCTATCCCATACTTTACTATGGTCAAGATATAAGGCTTTCCCGATTGTTATATTTTGCAGGAAATTGACAATCTGGTTACATTGGTTGGAACTGTTTACTATTAATCCCGTAGAACCTGCCCCTACAAGGAACAGCGTCAATGCCAAACTTGAAACGATTATGTGGTTCTTGATCCAATTCGATATTTTTTTCATATTATGCTCCTAACGGGTCGCTTATTGCAGGCGAGTTATCTGTGTTGACTGTTATACGGTGTTCAGCTGAATTGGAGTCGGTAAGGACAAGTCCTTTGGTCGGGTCTGTCACTTTCACATCACCTGCGACTGTGATGCTGTTTACTACCAAGTCAGTTGACGGATTAACACCACCCATCATTGAAGGAGTACTCCATGCACCTAAATTCTTATTTCCTGCCATTGTAATTACTCCTATAGTTTACTGCATACACAGCATTGCGGAAAGTGTTGCGGTTCCTGATACGGTTGCACCGAAGCGGATTGCCACGCCAAGTTCAGGATTGAAAGCGATAATATCCCTGCCGTTTGAGCCTGTACCACTTGTCTTGGTGAACGTGGTCGCTATCGAACTTGCGGAAACAGGCTTTAGGAAGTTTATACCGTCAATCGTAACCTGATAAAACAGGTCGGCAAGCGTACCGTCACCCGTAAGGAGTAACTGTATACTGAAATATCCATTTGACTGTGCGTTGACTAGGCTTACGGCAGGACTATAGGCGGTGGTATCGTCTATCTCCTGCGCCCGGAATACATGCGTTGTTAAAATCGGAAGATGCGTGTCCATTTTCTACTCCTGTTTTTACTGTTTTAAATATAGATGTTAAATATTTAACATCAAGTCTTTTTACAAATTAATCTCCAAAATATTATCTGGGGTCAATAAATACCTGTAACTCCGCAAGAGTTAAATTCTCCAATGATTGCAGGATTGAAGCATTCTGCCCGTATAGCCCAAGTCCGTATGCTATCATTGCCTCGTATGTACTGATTATCGAATCCCTGTCCATTGTAACAATCTGATAATCCTGCATGACCATAGGCTGTGAATACGGCGTACCGCTTGCACGAAACGCAACTGCAACCGTGTATGCCACCGATAATTTTCCGAGCGCATCTGCATCGGTATTAAACGTGTATTGTTTGCCGTCAAAAGTAAAAGTGTAACCTGCGGAAATAAGTTCTGCGGTTTTCGCTTCAACTTCAATGCGTTTATGCCATCTGGTGTGTTCAGGTTCTGTGATTGGAATATTCATGTTATGTTCCTTTTATTAGTTCTAAATACGACCCTGCATATATTTCCACAGGATAGGTGGCATTTTCGGACTTTATATTAAATGTCAAATTGCATGCTCCATTTGTCATTATATCCCCCTCGAATATTACTTCATGTGGAATTGTCCATCCAAAAGAAGTCGCAATAATTAACCCACTAGAATAAGTAGTAATATCATGAACCAATGTCGCCCCATTATCAGCTAATACATCTGCACTCATGAATCCTCGTGTAGGCGTGGATGAACATAAAATTTTTACTGTCTCTCCGTAATCGGCATTACTTTTAATAATACATTTATATTTAAAATGATATAGAGTTGAAGCAAGCAATGCTACTGTAAAATCCGTAACCTCCATATATGCGACAGGAGAAACATCTACAGCGAATAAAGAGGCAAGGAGTACCCTTTTTAGCGCAGGAGCAGAGCTTGCCCATGCCGTACCAGTGGAAGTAAGTATGTTTCCTAACGTGCTAGGTTCAATTACTGTAGGAACGCCAGTAGTAGTAGCATTCATTAATGCACCTGTTGCAAGTCCGGCAAGATTAGTTCCGTTAATCGCAACTACCGTCAATGCGCCTGAACCCGTAGCATCACTCGTATGGGTCGCATTTGTAACAAGCGAACTATACTGTGTATTTGTCGCATTGTCGCCTGTGTTCGTGCCTGATATGGAAGCCGTATCGGATACTGTAAGTGTTTTACTTGTATCGCCACCAGCTATAGTGAATCCAGTAGTGGCTTTGGCAAGGGTTAAAGCGTTGACTGTAGATGGTGTAATGGCGTCAAGGATGATTGTAATTGCAGGAGTTATTGTTTCCGTAGCAACACTCGCACTTACACCATTTGCAGTAACTACGCTTACGCTCGTAACAGTTCCACTTCCACTTGCGGCGGTATTTCCATTTAGTTTTTGAATAGCCCCTAATATGGTATCAGTAGCAAGTACAAGTCCGGGAGTTGAGGTAAATCCCGTAATAACTTTCCCAAGTACTGCTGAATTTGTTATCGCAGTTGCATTTCCAGTAGAAATCACTTCGCCAGTAAGATTGGCATTGGTAGTGACAGTTGATGCATTACCCGTGCATGAACCCGAACTGCCTGTGATATTTCCGTCTGTAGCAACCAATGTTTTAGTTCCACTAGGAAACGTGATTACGCTCGTATCATCAGCACTTGTAATGGTTATTGTTTTCAAGGACGATAATACTTTTCCGGCAGTTATTGAAATACCATGAATCCCCGTCTGCAATGCTGAATGAGTAGATGTTGCGCCATACGCATCATATACGTCTGATTTGACGTTCATCGTGTGCGTGGATGTGTTCACTTCTATAGTAACGCCGTCAACTTTTGCACTCAAATATCCTGCTGTAGAATCAGTAGAATCCGCTTTTACTAAACTCATTCCTGCAATTTCAACATCAAGCGCATCGCCGGATTGAATTTGTTTGATTGCATCATTGTACAAGCATAAGGGTTTCTTCGCTGACATGGTTATTCTCCTATATTCCTATTGGTATTTCAATTTTAACCGTCATGCTGGTTGCACTATATGCAAATCCAACACATTGCACGAATCCACTTGTGGGTACAGTTTGCGTAAGTACACCAGTGCTAGTGTAAAATACTTTACCTCTCGCCCAAGTCCATGACGTGCTTGTAAGAATACCGGAGGTAACAAAAGATATACTTTGACCGCCCACCGTGGAAGCCGATAGCGCAATTCCTGCGGTATAGCTCATTAAAGTGGCATCACTGCTGTTTTGCGGATAAAGAGCGAAATCACTGTGGCTCCTGACAACCGTCAGCGCATCAAACGTAGTTCCCGATAACGCTTTGCTTATAGAACCGCCCACACTTACTCCACTTGCAGATACTGGCACACCCTGCCTACCTGTATACGGGTCACTCATTACTTGTGCATAATCATCTAGCAAACATGAATCGTTGGTGGTATCGTGCAAAGTTACTACAAACTTCATATCGGCAGGTTCTACCATGGTTTCCATAATGGCTTGCAATGCTACCGTATCAAGGTCTAACGACCCCTTGAAAAACCCATCACTGTTATCTGTAAACGTGCAAGTGGCAATCTGTATACTGCCGTGATGTAAAGCCAACACTAAATCAGTTGCAGTTGCAGAACCATAATTAGACACATAAATATCGCAGACCGTAGCATAGACTAGTTCAGCACCAGTCCATACACCCTTTTTCGTATCTAAATCAAGTGCAAGGTATGTTTTTATTGTCCTGCTCATGAAAGTATCCCCTGTAAATATTTTTTATAGTATTTGTCAGCAAGTGCGGAATTTGCGGTATCGTCACTGTCCTGTTCGTATACTTTGGATGCGACATAATACATAAGCGGTTCATGGAAAGTATCGTCGCATGGTATATTCGCTTCAGTTGCCGTGATATTCCAAACGTTCCCACTGGTCACAGCTTTCGCAAGCCTGACTGTTCCTTCCAGCGTTACGGCATCAGCTGCCAATGTTTTAATTCCTGCCGTATCGCACCCTGCTATATGAGCCATGAGATTAGTAGTTGCTGTCCTATCGGCAGAAGTAGGGAATATATTGATATTTGATGCGCTTGAAGCCTTCATGTAAAGGACGGGATAAGTCGTTTTAATCCAACCTTCAATCAATTGCATGGAGGCAAGATATTGATAACCGCTTGAATCCGTGTACTGATAGTACCCGTCAGTATCGTCTATTAAAACATACGAGGTTATCCCGTTTTGGTTAATGTCAAAACCGGCATCAGGTCGCTTGGTACGTAAATCATTCAAACCTAGATTCAACCATGATACAAGTGTAAGGGTGTCAAAACGAGGCGTACCCCTATCATCCTTGATAAGCCTGCGAGTATTAGTGATAATATCTAACAGCGTCATTGTGTCACGCTCCTATACTTGTGGTTTGCGGCTGAAAACGGCGTTCGGCATCATTGCAGGCACGTGTAAGGAACTCGTTATACTTATTCTGATTGAATACTGCCAAATCGCCATTACTATATGGTTTCTTAGGTGAAACCATCAACTGCGCTTTCGCTCCTGCAATAAACCCTTCAGCATATCGTTCAAATATCCACTTTGGAATGGCGTTGCTGTTAAAATTAGGTATTAATATGGCAGAAAGCCTCATGCCTAGTGCCATTGACTGTTGTGGTGCAACTGCTTCACTTTTATACCGCAGTATGTTTTCGGGAATGTAATCGTAATAACGCTGTGGCGTAGAACGGAGATTGTTGAAATCTTGAACGATTGACTGTTTTACCTTAATATCGGTAAGATTCTTTATAGTCGCATTGTAGGGTATGCTTATCGCATAATCAGTCTGCTTCAGTACAACATCCAATATTGGCAAGTCCTCCTGCCAAATATTTGACTTGTAGATTAATTCCCTGCAAACCCGTGTTAACGCACGTTGTATTGTAATTGAAAGGCATCCGGGTACATCTAGCAGTACATCACCCTCTAAATCATAAAGGTCAGATATGTTCTCAAGCATTTCGACTCCTTATCACAAGGAAGCGCGGTCAAGTGCCTCCTGTGTCTTTTTCGTGCCTTCTTTCTTCAAAGCCATATATTCTTCTCTAGTAGCTTCTCCTATGACATCAAACGGAAATGTCATAACTTTGCCTGTAATTTTCCTGCGTTCGCCCGGCAACTGTTTAAAAACCGGATAAGTCGCATGTCTCGCACATTCCGCATAACGTTCAGGTATGATTGTCTCCTCGTTGCGCTGTGCGATAAGTATTTCACCATTCACTCCGAGAGTCACACTGTCGGTATCATTCGGGTTGCTCTTGTCATGGAAACGAACTCTCAAAAACTTTTCTACATTCGCTTCTTTGGGCTTATCAAAGTCAACTACTTCGCCCTTCTCATCCTTCAACTCAACTGGCATTTCATCCGGCTTGGTAATCAGTTTAATTGCAAAACCACCTTCATGTCCAACAATAGTGTACTTGGTCGGGTCTAACCTACGTCCTGTAATTGATAGTTTTGCGAGTCTTTCGGTTGTGAACGGGGTTCCATCTTTGCTGACAATCAGCGAATCCTTTGCAAGCTCTTGGCTCATCTTGATTCTCCATTTACTATTTTATTGTTTAAAAAAGCCCCTTTGATGCCATCGCAGGGGCATGATACTCAATCTTCATCCTTCAAGTTAGTTGTCGTAAGTTCCGGCAACGAACATCTGAAGTTCGTCGTTTACATTCACAACAGTTGTCATGCTAAGTTTGAATCCGGCAGGAGTCAACTTGCCGATTGGAACCGGAGCATAATCAAACTTGTTGCTGATATACCCGATAACGCCAGCCTGTACCGCAGGTGCGGAACTAAGAGGAGCTGAAATTGTAACTTCGTCAGCACTTATACCGTTTCCGGCTGTAAGTACAGTTATAATGAACTCACGTCCACCGATGACAATTTTACTTCCTGCACCGATATAAGTTCCAACGACATCGGCGTTGAAATGACCAGTGCGGTTAGCAACTGTGTCCATTGTGAATTTGGCAATCGGATCGCCGCCTACCGCATCCCCTGCACCTACAAGTGCGGAAGAAGAAGCACGATAGTCTCTGGAATCTCTCCACAGATAGACACCTTCGCCATTGGCAAGCGAAGTCTGATTTGTGGAAGTCATAAGGTCGCCACCATAATAAGGTGAAATACCTGCGGTAATCACTTCAGGGGCAAGTGCAGTTGCACCGTTGGTATCAAGGATACCTTCGATTTCAGCCGCAAGCCTCATATTTCTATTCCATTCAAGATTTGCGCCTGCCGTATCTCCGACAGCTATAACTTTAACGAAATCAGGAACAAAGCCGATGCAAACATAATTTGCCGCGCCTGTGCCGTTAAACAGTCCTGATACAAGTTTACCCATTGTCTTATCTCCTTAAATTAGGATAAGCCAGAATCAACTGAACCTATCCTTGTTGAAAAATGCGTTAGTTGTTATTAATTACGTCGGATTTGCAGTTGCGGCGCATTCAAGACGGGCAACCCAGTTCTGATTCAGGATGCAACCAGTCTGCCATGTCAGCCAAGAAACAACGCCCATCTGACCGTTCGGGTCTGTGATGGAAGGTGTTCCGGGATTGATAACAGTAGGTTTTACAGCTTCTTTACCCTGCAAGGGTACGATTGCATACGCATCACGGGCAACTACAAGCAACGGATATACGTCGCAAGCGGCGGCTCCGGTCACGGCAACTCCACCAGCGAGATAGGTCGTACCGGAAGCACCAGCCGAAAGCCACGGCTCAAAAAGTGCCGTAAGGATTATACGGATACCTTCGATTGTCCCGATTTCACCTTCAAGCGCCTTATCAGCACTGGAATAATTTTCAGCAGGTATGAACCCTGCTATTCCACGAATATCGGAATCAAGGTCGGTGTGACCCATTGCAAAATAACCTGAACGTACAGGTTCAGTGGAAATCATACCGCTGGGTTTGATTATCTCGCTGATTTCTTTCGCTTTCATCCGTTTGAACGAACGGTAGATTTTGCGGAAATCGCCACGGGTCGGTGCAGATGACACAAGTGTCCTTGATGCAACACCGCTAGCATAGAACACGTTGGTTCCGGCTTTGAGGAAGTTGATACGAAGGCATTCAACGGTTTCAGCAATCTGTTCACCGCAAATCTTCATTATCTGGTCAAGCACGGGGTCTTCATGTGTATCGGCAATCACGTCAGTAAGGGGAACAGAGTCGCCAAACTGCTCAAGTGTGCATTCAATGTCGGAGAACGTGAGTTTCTGTCCGGCTGGCGGAATACCTTCAGCCAACGGAGCCATTGCACGGAGAAGGGATTCATACCTTCTGAATTTACGGGTTTTCGAGGAATTTCGGGGTTGCGGGTCAACCTGCCCGAAACGTTCAACCACCATCAAGAACTGACCTCTGTCGAGAATCTTTCTTGCGGCTTTTCCGGCGGTTCCACCAGAAATACTACCATAAGTCGTCATTGCCATCGTCGTTACTCCTGTATTGGTTTTATATTTTCCAGTACAGAGTCTCGATGGACTTCGGCGTACTCGTTTCTTCTCTAATTCATTACAATATACACTAATGTTAAATATTTAACAAGTGATAAAATAAAAATATTTTCAAATAATTTTAAACTTATATTTTTCCCTGCATTTCGGACACTTGATTTCAAAGGCACTTCCTTTTGCCAAAGTACCTTTCATAAGCAAGCGGTTACATGGACAGCGTATTTCACCGCCCATGTCAACCGTAATAGCGGAATCTTTGAACTTGGAATCGTTTACCATAGGTATATGGTTACGTTTATTCGTCGAATCCTGCTCCGAAATCATTTTTGTCCTCACCTGTTTTAGTGGTTGAATTGTCGGAACCTGCACCATCGTCATCTTCAAGCAGGGCATCTTTTTTCGCCTTGGTAGCACGAGCCTTCTCAACTTCCTGCTGTGCGGAAAGTTTACCTGTGGCTTCCTTGTAGGCATCAAGGACATATCCTGCATCATCAGCATCATTGGAACTTGCAAGTTTCTTAACACCATTCGGCTGTTTGTCAATCCACTCGTTCCATTCCTTAGAACCTGTTATTTCCTGCACGTCTGGATGCTTGCGTGAAACATCCTGCATGAATTTGTAATGTGCAAGTTCGCCTCGAATATCCTGTATTTCCTGTTTACTGACAAAATCACCAGTAGGAGCAGTAGCACCACCCATTCCCATTTTCTCAAATACTTTGGTAGCACCCTTCATCATTGCAGTAGTGATAACCTTAAATTCATCAGGATAATCGCTTGCAAACTGCTTCATATCAGGGTCATTAGCCAAATCATCGTGAAACTCTTTAGAGATTTCAGGAGTGAGTTTAAACGGAGGTTTGACTTCCTTCGCTTTTTCCTGTGCGACCTTATCCGCTTCTACTTTTGCCTGTGCATCAGCTTTGACTTTATCGGCTTGCACTTTTGCGATTTCATCGGCAGTCTGTTTGCCTTCGGCTTTGTCTGCCCTGTCCTGTAGTTTCTGCTGTGCGGTTTTCTCGGTTGTTTTGTCTTTGTCGGCATCTGCAATGACTTTATCAGTTTTATCGTCCACGTCGTCAGCAACCACGTCAGCAGTCTTTTTAACAGGTTCATTTTTCTTGCCCTTTATAGTTGTAGATTTAGGTTTGGGAATAACAACGTCTTTGCTTTTATCGGTTCCTTTGCTAACTGGTTTTTCGGGTGCGAAGGCATCATCGTAAGCAGTTTGTTCCTTTACGACCTGCTCTGCATTGGTAGGGGTGATTGTAGTGGTGTCGGAAGCGGTTGCTCCTGCGGTCTGTCCTTTGTCAACTGTTTCATCTATAGGCATTTTGTATGCTCTCCTGTTTTATTGTTTGTAAAAATCGGTGGCTACTCGCCAATTTGACTGTAATTTATACGTCAGGTTTTCACCACCAAATTATCGCTCATGCATCCTTATGCTATGTAGTCAATTTCAACTGTGACCGAACCGAGTCCATTACTTTTAATGGATGTGAAATCGGCTCCGCCTGTAACCGTAAGAGTCGGATACTTGGCTGTGTCGTGATACTGTACGCCGGACGGAACGCCTGTGGCGACTCCATTAGCGGCAGTTGTAAACACATTGATTGTGCTTGTATTGTAACGGTCTGCATCCGAGCCGTCACCAATTGTCATTACGGCGGTAGTATCCCCTGCAAATCCAGTCACTTCACGGACTTTGGAGCAAAGAACAGTCGCACCGATTGGAATAGCATCTGTCAGCGCATACGTTCCAGAGGTTGAACCGCCGTCTGTGAATGATGCAACGCCTACAGTTTTCACAATTTTCTTGATGACCGAACTGCCTACAATCGTAAGACTGCCTGTAATGTTGGTCGCACCTGCGAGAACTGCGTTAGCCTCGCACCTTACATCTGCATGAAACACGCTGGGATTCCCGAATTTATTCATCGCCGTTACTCCTCTGTTGATTTTATGAACTGTTTTGCCAAATCCGGCAACTCAATAAGCTGATTAAGCATATTAAGCTGTGCCGTTTCAGCAACCGCCACTTGAGCGTTCACTTCTTCAGGTGGTCGCCCCTCATGTAATATGCGGAGCCGGTTTCTCTTAGTCGTTATTATCTTCATTATGACTTTCGCACAGTCAATTTCGCTAGCTCTTGCCAAAGCGACTATCTCATGCGACTGCAAATCATATTCTTGAATGTTCATTAGCTCTTTTATATAATGTAGGCATTGGGTTTTCACCAATCGCTTCGGGGGTTCCCCGTTGTTCTGTTTATACTGACACTAGCCATACATATTAAATGTTAAATATTTAACATCCATATTATACACGTTGAAAATTAAAAGTCAAATTACACTTGAACCATGTCGGGGTTTCCCTGTTGCGGTGCTTGCTGTTGCGCCTGCATCTGCATTTCCTGCTGTGACTGCTGTTGGTCTATTGCCTGCTGATTTTCAGCCATTTTTGCAGAATGCTCATTTATCATCATTCCATGCTCTTTTTCCTGTGCATCCACTTGCACCTTGGCTTCACCTGACTTAGCCTTAATCATAGTGGCTTCAGCCTTCATCTGCGTAGCCTGTATTTCCACTTCTTTCATTTGAAGGTCAAGCTGTTGCATTTTTATCTGCATCTGTTGCATCATCTGATTCATTTCATCAGCCTGTTTCTTACGTTGATTGCGCTGTTCAAGCGGTAGCAGGAGTTGATCGGGGTCAAGGTCGAACGCCTTTGCCATTTCGCTGATAAGCCACTCCAGATTAACCATATCAAGCATCTGCGGATACTGGATTACAAGTGCGAAGAACTGTTGCAGTTTACCTAAGCGAACAATACGGTCTTGGAATGATGAGAAACCGAGTGCCTTGATAGTATAATTGCTTTTCGGAACAGGCGCATCGGGATCACGCATATTCTGCTCGTACATATCGGTGATATACGGCTCAATCCAGTATTTGTCGTAGTGTTTGATGATTGCGCCGAGATATTTGCCAGACGACTGCGCCTGTACGCTGATTTCGTATGCCGTCTGTGCGTCCTTCTGCGTTATCCCCTGCGATATTTTCGGGATAAGCGACATTTCATCGGCATACTGCTCAAATTTGGCAATAAGCGGTAAATAACCATCGGCAACATCGTCAATTTTTATCTGTTGGATAGCTTCATTTGCCGACTTGCATTCCTCTGCAAGTTGAACCCGCATTCCGGGTCTAAATGATTTGATTTTACTGGCTATCAACCGTTCTTTAAGTGCAAGTATGACATTTCCGGCAAGTTTCTTATTATCCTCGAATGCACGGATTGCACCGTTTAAAGAAGTCTGTAAGCCCATAATATTGTCAGCTATGCCTATCGCACCAAGTGAGTCTATTTTCACTTCCCATGGCACACGGTAGAAAGGTCTGTCCTCTGGACTTGTACGTGCATACTTGACAACGTAACTGTTGATGACTACCGCCATAATTTCAATGAGTTCACCCTGTTCTCCATCCTCATCTGCAATATTACCGACTTCCATGCCGTCGCTTTTAACCATCTTCTCAAATTTCTCGACAAACTCTTTCGGTGCTTTGCCGTAGTATTCAAGCTGTTCAAGAGTATTTAGTTTGTTTATAGTCAAACGACGTGCAGGTGTAACAGTAGTGGTATCTTCACTGTTTGCCGTGTACTTATTCTGCAAGTAGGGATATTTTTCTGCGGAATCAGAAACGGTGTCAATATACTTGTCAAGATAGAATGCCCTACCTTTTTTTGAACGGAGCTTATGCGGTGAAGTGAATGTCCTATGGATTATCCCGAATCCTTCACGGAGATTGTCGGTTTCCATATCCCTAAAAATATCCCAAGGGGTAATAGCCTTGATGCCTAAACTTTTCAAAGTGCGAGTGGTTTCTTTGGGAACCTTGCCGGATTTGGTAAAAGGCTTGTTCATTACAAGCGGTTTTTCGTCAGTGTCCTTCTCGTAGAAATTACGGGTGGTTTTGTGGACATACCGCTTGCCATACACTTCTCCATATATAGAGCCAATTTTAACGGCTTTGATAAGTTCATCTTCCGACTTGGATAAGCGTATCTGCTCCTCCATGTAGTCGTAATTCATCTTTGTCGCAAGCGTTTCCTGCTCAATCGCTTCAGGGGGCATCTGTACCATGGAAGGGTCGTGAACCGCTTTAAGCATATAGGGTATCTTACCACCCTGTAGAAGTTGGTCTATTACAACTGCAAAAGAACTCATGCACTTGTTACGGACTATGTTGATGCAGGTCTTTGAACGCCAATCCTCGCCATCGTTTCCTGCTTCACCCTCTTTCCACGGACTGTCGAAGTCCTCGGAACGAAATGCAGAAATATTTTTATTCCACTGTTCATCAAGTTCTTTACGATTATTGCGCCATTTACTATATAAAGTATTGGCTATGTATCCACCTAAACTATCGGTTCCTTCTAACTGTTCATTGTGTGCAGTATTTTTGGTATTCTTCGCAGTTTTCTTTGCCATAGCAAGCTCCGTGGCTTATAAAGTTAAATTTTTAACAATATAGTACGGAATAGAAGGAAAGCAAGAAGATTATTTCACTTTTGCAGATTTTATCTTATCGGGATAAGGTTTCAAGTTTTCCAAAGAAAGCTCTTTACCTTTCGGTAGATATGCCAATTCACTGAATTGGATTTTAACCACTTTTCTTTTGTCGCCTACCACGAATACAGGTTCACCCTTAAAAATAGCCTTACTTCCGTCGTCAAAATGGATTATGCAGGATTGTATCATGTTATCACTCCTCTATTGGCTTTTTATACGGAAACCGAAGCATTCCAGTCAAACAGTCCATCATAGCCTTCACAGCGCACGGGGCATTCTGCATATTCCTAGCATCGTACATCTGAAACCCCTCATGTACCTTGCCAGCCTTCTTCCAATGGATTGCACTACGCTGTAGCAGTTCATAGACCGCCTGCTGTTGCTGACCGGGTACGCCGGGGGAAATCTCGATGAAGTGAGGCTTCGGCTGAATTGAAGGCGAACGGAGCGACTGCAAGATATACTTCTGCACCGTTTCCGAGTGACCCGACCAGTAATACGAATCGCAGAAGTAAGTAGTCCACATCTTATTGAAGAAACTGCAAGCACCCTGTATCGCTATGCCGTTGTCATCCTGATTCAGCACATGGTCTATAGTTTCAAACTCGCATTCGCCAAAGACGTAATACTTGCGGTTGGCGAAGCAGTAGGCTACCATAACGGCAAACCCTGTAACGTCACGAGGCGAACCAAGTCCACCCGATTCAGTAAGCGCAGGAAAGGCTATACCGGCACGAAGGTAGTATTCCGCACCGTTTACAGGTGCAAGCGCATGGTCTATCTTCTCGTTCCAAAAAAGTTTGACCAGTTTTTTTGCAGGATCGTAATAAACTTGGTCGGGATGGGTTAAGATGCTACTCATTTGCTATCTAGCTCCTTTGATAATTCAATCTGTTCTAATGCATCCCTTAAACAGCCTTCGCATATCTGCATATCTTCTCCACAGCCATATTCAGCGACACGCTCTACTGATTTTTCGCAAATATCACATCGCAAATTGGTTAAAAAAGCATTGCCAGTTATCTCTTTAATTTGTTCGGGTGTTCCTTTGCCATTTAATGCAAGTAATTTCTCATATACTGCACGTTTGCATGAAATATCGTAATCACTAGGTGCGAATGGTGAAGTTAGATTACCTTTTATATCTATTGCGTTGGATATATAATATTCCTTGGCTATATCCTTGCATTTGTCTTTAACGCTTGTTATGAATATCATTTCACTCCTTTATATATGCACTGGATAAATATGTTTTTCGCCACCGTATTCGATAATTACAGACGGAATGCCAACTATCGCACCGTTAATAACATACTCGCCTTCCGCCATAGGTTTAAGGTATTTTAACTCAACTTTTCGGATAGCTGATTGAATAGCATCCCGTAAATCTTTTAAGACTATTTCCTGTGCGGGATTAAGTTTACTCATTTCATATACCTCGATATTAAACCCCATTGATATGGCGATAACTTGTACCTAACTGCTGGACATTTCATGCCCATAGGCACACCCATGCCAATATTTTCCCTGTCTTTAAAGTATTTGCTGATTTTCTCTTTCAAGTCTTGATATTTCTTGTTATCTTCGGCTCTATCCTCAAAGCCACGCTGAAAACTTTTCATCTGAATACCATCGTATCGCTTCCATTTTATTATTTTTTCACTCATATTATTGCCCCTCATGTATTGTACCGATAACCTCGATACAGCATTCTTTATTGTAAATTTCATCCCATAACCCTACCTCATTGCCATTCTTAAAAAGAATTACCCATATTCCTGAATCATTTTGAAATACATTCCCCTCAAGTGTCCAATTTTCTCCATGATAAACGCAAGAGTGTTTAACTTTATCGCCTTGAAATACCTCTTTGCCTTTGACAATGAAACCCGAAGAAAATTCAACGATATAATTTTTATTATTTTGATTCGGAATAAAAGAACAACCATTATTCGCTTTCCAATCTAAAAATAAAAGTTCACCGTTTTGATTTAAAAAAGGTTCAAGATAGTCATGGTTTGTATCATAATACCGTTTTTGAATTTCATCATATACTCTGAATTTTCTCATATTGTAAATTCAACTTTCATGTGAACCACGTCTTTGTCATCAACCCATGCGAATATGGATGGATAAATAACTCTGCGAATTTTATTTTCCGCAACTGTTTTCTTAATATTCTTTTTCGGTTTTTTCGCTTTCATTTCACCTTCTCCCCATGTTTTTCTTTCACTTCCGTAACCTTGCTCCTGTGTTTCTCATTCCACCGCCTAGCAATCTCCTGCTGACTTAAATGCTTTAGGGGGTGATTCGCAACCATCTCCTTCTCCTGCTTATGCCTTTCCTTCTGATAGGCTTTCACGCACGGGATACACGCTTTTGCGCCGAAGTAGAACTTCAACGGCTTCCCGTCCTTATCGTGCGACTGCTTGCATATTTTACAATGCTTCATTTACGCTTACCCTTCACTTTTACCACCTTACATTCCGTATCACATACCCTTCCTCTGTATATGCACATGTCAAAAGCGCATGAATCAGTTTTCGGATGCGGAGTGGCATGTACGCAGTCGCCACAGTTATGGACGCTATTGCACTTGTAGAGTTTGACGATAACCATTATTTCCCCCAAAAATTAATCATGCCGATTATCCAGACGACCATATAAATAAATCCCATTACCGCAGAGCCTTCTCTGGGAGTATTGCTTGTTAATTTCTTTTCTAAACTTGCAAGATAACTTTCCAAGCCACATGCAAGAAACCATCCGCATGTCCAAATTATCCAAAGCATATTAAAACCCCTCCATGGTTTCATACCCCTGCTCGTCCAACGTCTGCTCGATAGCCGTTTCAAGCGGTATGCCGGAATCCTCTTTAATACATACTCGCTCGTGAAAAGCGTACAGTTCTTCGGGTTCGCCAAATAACTTCGCAAGGGTTGCAAGTGTAATGGTTTTCATGTGAGGGATTCCTTGGTGCAGGGTTTCCATAATTCCATTTCGATGCATTGGCTAGTTATGCGCTTGACTATTGAGGTTGAACGCCACTCGTATTCATCCATCAGCTCCTTGTAAGTTATAAAGGCTATCTGTCTGCCTGCGGAAACGCCATCTCCTGCTTTAAAGACAACTAAACCTTCGATTTGTATGTTATTGTTACGTCGTATCACGCATGGAAATGGCATGGAGGAAAAGTCGAACGGTTGCGGTTTCGGAGGTTCGGGTTTGATGCGAAATTCGCAGTTTTTCTCATTTATATCTATCAGTATTTGACTTGCCTTGGTATATCCTCCAAGATGATTCCATCTAGCTCCATCATATCGCCATTCAATTTCTTTTCCCTGCTCAAATGCGATAATCACTTCTTTTACCTGTTTTAATTCCATTTTGCTCTCCCTTTCCTTTTTGCTTTTAACCGATTTTAAATTATCTTCTATAAATGTCCAATATTGCGCATTGTGTATCCTGTCTCCCATATCCCTAATATTTAGCATCTGAATATCAATCTCCAATAGCTGTTTTTCTAACCCTATCAGCCTTTTCCACTCCTTACTAGGGTCTTCAAATAAACAAGTGATATGCTCATACCATTTCATATCTCCCCCAACACTTCCAACCTGTCAAACGCCTTCAGCAGTTTCCTTTTTGCCGTGACAATAGACTTGCGACGGCATGGCGACTTCGCAAGGGTGATAACGTTCTCATTCAGCCCCGAAAAGTAAACCTCCGTAACCCGCTCGCCATTCACCTTCTCCACGTTTGGGATTATGCCGTTTGGAACCTTGTTGACTCGCTTGCTCATACTACTTGCCTTTCCTCTATTATTCTTTCAATGTCTGCAATTTTATACTTAGCTGTTTTTCCGAAGCCCGTAAGACTTTTAAGTTTGCCAGCCTTTTGCAGTTGCCTCATTGAAGTCCTAGACCTGTATCCCAACATCTCCATTGCACCCTTCCTATCCGTTATTTTCGGGTCAAACACGGGAACCTTAGCCGCTTTTACCTTCTTCCTGTGCCAACGCCATTTACTGCCTTGGTTGCCACGCTTCTTAGGTTTAAAAATGAAACCGCTTTCAATCAGCTTCTCCACCTGCTCAAATCTGAACTTGTACCTATCCATCCCCAAAGGAACCCTAGTCAGCTTCGCCTGTTTCGCCAGTTGCACCGTCATATGTTTGGTTTTACAGTCGAATATCCTGCCGAGTTCGGCATAGCTGATTAGCTTTTCTATATGACTGCCTCTGGCTCTCATTTACTGACTTTTTCTTTATTTATAGCATCGTTTAAAAGTTTTTGAAAATAAGTTTTGCCTGCCCTTCTGCCAAAAATAATAACAGTAAGTTTTTCTTTCTGTGTTGCCATTTTAACAATAAGATTACGCATTTTGGCTATTTCGGATTCAGTTGCGATATGCCAACCCTCAAGTTTTATTCTATTCTGTATGCTTTTACTTGTTTTCATTTGTCTTCTTGACTTTCCTTATGCCTGTTTTCTCTGGTGTGCGCTGTTCCTTTTCAGTGTGGAACTCTGCACTTATATACTGTGCAAGCATAACAGTCCTATCATTGGCAAACCGTATCAAATGACCTAGATTGGCATAAGCGTCATCGTATCTTTTATTTGTCATATCCTGTAACCTTTGACCCCGTATTAATTCCTCAATACGTTGTTCTGCCTTAAATAGACGAATAGCAATAATCCATGCAATAATAATCAATCCGAATATTGCTACAATTATAGCACCAATCATTTTTCCTCTCCTTTGTTAAAACTGTTATTAATGATACTCAACACCTCCGAAAGCCGAAACTTGCAACTGAAGCCCTCTATTGCGACGTTGCGTAGCTTCTTCATGGCTATCAGCTTATTTACAGCCTTGTACGTCCGAAAGCCGAGCCTTTCCGCAACCTGCTTCTTGCTTAAAAGTTTTTCGTCTAAGGGGTTGAATTTCATTCTATTTAATCTCCGAATCAATTTGTTTTTCAACTACTATAATGCAATCACCTTCACAAGAATAACATCCATAATAAAGCCATCCACATGTTTTCATG